TTGTAGATAGGAGCAAGGATTTAGTTAGCCTAATCTGCTCCCACTGCTCAAGAGAGTACATGTCTAGTACGGACAACTTACGTGTAGATAATTTATGTATGAAGTGCCGATGATGGACAAGAAAACTATTGGCAAGTCAAGCGAGTTCATAGACTCTTTAATAAAAGCACTTTTAGAAATGCGTGGCCACTCTCAAGATGACACCGCTCAATACAAAAAAACAAAAAAAGAATTACAAGAGGTATTCTCACTATTAGAGATAGAACTTATTCTTTGCTCTTGCGGAGAAGATGATCTTTTAATACCCACACATGATTGTGAAATAAATACAGCAGGTCTCAACTAAAGGTTTAGGGGTTACTTATGTCATACGAAGGTTCTTTATATTGGAGCAATTACGGCTCAGTAAAAGAAATTATAGAATACGAATTTAGAATGAAAATCTACTCCCTCATTGAAGAAGAGATTAAAAAAGCAGTTGCTTCAGGGCAGCCAGAGAGTTACGTAGATGGCATGGAGTACATAAAAACACTAGTGTTAGATACTCAAGGGGAAAAAGAGGATACGGTCTCACAACCTACCCTTCTTTAATTTGCTGTAAGATTTACGTCTAGGGTCTGACTTTAGATAGTTTTAATTATTCGTACATTCACATAGAGGAGTTTTTCCATGTCTGTTGTATTCTCATTTAATCTTTCAGAAGATTTCCTAAATGGTTACAAAAATAGAAAAGCGCCATTTGGTTATCGAGATGCAGCAGGAAATTCTGTAGGAGAAATTACTTTCTTACGCACATACTCGCGCTTAAAAGAGGATGGAACCAAAGAGACTTGGGTTGATGTTTGCGAGCGAGTTATCAATGGAATGTATTCATTGCAAAAAGACCACGCAAAAAATAATCGACTACCGTGGTCTGATACTAAAGCCGCAGCTTCTGCAAAAGAAGCCTTCGAGCGTTTATTTGAATTGAAGTGGTCACCACCAGGACGCGGACTTTGGGTAATGGGAACTCCTATTGTTATGGCTCAAAGAAACTCTGCTGCATTACAAAACTGTGCTTTTGTTTCTACTAAAGAAATGACAAAGGCAGATCCATCACGACCATTTACATTTTTAATGGAAGCGTCAATGTTAGGAGTTGGCGTAGGCTTTGACGACAAAGGTGCCGACAAAGATTTTCCAATCTATGAACCACAAGGAGAAGAGACATATGTCGTCCCAGATACCCGCGAAGGTTGGGTTAAGTCGCTCGAACTCATCATCAATGCTTACCTACGACCAGATCAGAAGAATCCAGTATTTGATTACAAAGAAATCCGCCCAGCAGGTACTCCAATCAAAACTTTCGGAGGAACAGCAGCAGGATATGAACCGTTAGAGCGTTTACACAACCACATCACTCAGTTGTTTGCAGGACGCGCTGGAGAAAAAGTAACTCGCAGAGACCTTGCTGACATTGGAAACATGATTGGCGTTTGCGTTGTTAGCGGAAACGTTCGACGTTCTGCTGAACTTCTTATTGGTCGCATTGATGACCCAGACTTCCTCAATCTAAAGAATGCAGAGATTTATCCAGAGAGAAACTCATATGACCCAGCATCTCCAGGATGGGCGTGGATGTCTAACAACTCTGTTGAAGCATATGTTGGTGCTGACTTAGACCCTATTGTTGAAGGCATTGCTCGTAATGGAGAGCCAGGAGTTGTTTGGCTAGATGTATCTCGTCAATATGGACGTCTGGTTGACCCACCTAACAATAAAGATTATCGCGTTGAAGGCTACAACCCTTGCGCTGAACAATCACTAGAGTCTTACGAAATGTGCACCCTCGTTGAAACCTACCTCAACCGTCATGAGTCGTTAGAGGACTACAAGCGCACTCTTAAGTTTGCCTACCTTTACGCAAAAACAGTAACACTTCTGCCAACCCACTGGTCAGAGACAAATGGAATTATGCAACGTAATCGTCGCATAGGAACTTCGATGTCAGGCGTTGCTAACTTTGCAGATAACCGTGGTCTTCCAACTCTTAGAGAATGGATGGACGAAGGTTATAAGACAATTAAGTACTATGACACCACCTACTCTGAATGGCTTGGCATCCGCGAGTCAATCAAGACAACTACTGTTAAACCGTCTGGAACAGTTTCTATTCTCGCAGGTGAATCACCTGGCGTTCATTGGACTCCTGGTGGTAAGTATTTTATGCGCACTATTCGCTTTGGTAATAGCGACCCTATGCTTCCGCTGTTTAAGATGGCTAACTACAAAGTTGAACCCGCCTCGGAAAATCCAGAAACAACTTCAGTTGTTTATTTTCCTATCAAGTCTGAATCAAAGCGGGCAGAAAAAGACGTCTCGATATACGAGAAGATGGCTCTAGCAGCCTACGCACAACGCTATTGGTCTGATAACTCTGTCTCTGTAACTGTCTCTTTCAATCCTGAAACAGAATCTGAAGCAGTAGGAACAGTCTTGCATCTTTATGATGGTCAACTAAAGACAGTTTCATTCCTACCATCAGGTAACTTTACATATCCCCAGATGCCCTACCAACAAATTACTAAAGAAGAGTATGTAAATGAGGGAGAGATGAAACTCTTCCCTATTGACTTCTCAGGGGTGTACGAAGGTATGGCTGCAGATGCAATCGGAGAATCCTATTGCGTTACGGACGCCTGTTTGGTACGAGAGATTACTGAAAACTTAAAAGATAAGTAGTTTATTTCTTCTTATGCCCTGTTGCCTTTAGGTGTATACCTAAAGGACCAGGCGTAGAAGTTACTCCGCAATCTGCGCACGAGACAGACATAGAATTAGTCACTGCTCCTGCTCGGCGACGATTCTCTATTAGCGTTTCTCTACGAACTGGATCTTGGAAAACTGCTTTAGTTCGCTCTGCTACCATTTCTCTATAAGCCAGGTCTTTAAATTTCTTCTTCATTCTAATTGAATGGGCTTGGCCTATCTCTGGATGAGCATCAAAGAAGTCCTGTGTTCCTTTAGATATTGCTTTCTTATGTTCTTCGTCTAGTTTTCTTCCTACTGAACTCTTATGCAACACTTTTCTATGTTCCTTTGCCGCTTTGCTTTCTTTCATTTTCTGTGACTGAGCCGTACGTTTATCTGTACTATCCCAACGATTCCTTGCTGAGTCGCTCATCTTCTGACGTATGCTTTCACCGCGTTCTTCGTACGCTTTTGCTATTGCAACCCGGATTGTATTTTTTTGTTCTTCTGTGTACTTGTATCCTGCCGTACCATCCCCACCCTCTGTTAAATTAGTAAGTTGCACCCCTTTAGATATTAGACTAGATATCCACCATTTTTCCTTTTGGGCTAAATCTTCGTTGGTCCACTCTTCATTTTGCTCTAGGATAATCATGTCTAGATTTTCTGTCTTGAGCAGCTTCATTACTTTTCTATTTTTCTTAGTGTCTACTTTCCCCACTCCACGTTTAGCTTCATTTATATGCGCTTTGAATCTAACCTGGGCTGGTTTAATAGTCATTCCTACATAAAATATACGCGATTCTACCTCTGATGTATCTATAAGAGCGTATATAATTTTAGGCACACTTATATATTATCACCTCTGTGTGGTACCTATACTTGTGAAAAGGAAGTTGTAGTATGGACCCCCGTGAAGTACGACTAATTAAGGAGAACTCAAATGGCTGATAAAGAACAAAAAGATACTTCTAAAAAGAAGAAGCCTGCTCAATCAACTCTTAAAGAAAAGCGTGCAGTAAAAGAGAAGAAGAAGACGAGCAAGCCTAAGTAATGTCTGTTGAACACAAACATATACTTATCAACGCTAAGGTAAATAACTCTTTAGGAAGTACAGAAGATGCAGTATCTTTTCTTAAAGATTTAGTTGAAAAAGTAGGAATGAAAATTCTTATGGGACCTCACGCAACTTACGTAGACACACCTGGTAACAAAGGTGTTACAGCAATTGTTGGTATTGAAACCAGTCATATTGCCTTCCACGTCTGGGACGAAGAGTCTCCAGCACGACTTCAGTTCGACCTCTATACCTGCGGTTCTCTCGATAAAGATGTAGTAATAGAGGCAGTTAAAGAGCGTTTTGAGT